AGATACCGGAGTAACCGGACGCAAGATCGTAATGGACGCTTATGGTCCGAGAGTGCCGGTAGGAGGAGGAGCTTTTAGCGGTAAGGACCCAAGCAAAGTTGACCGGAGCGCAGCGTATATGGCTCGTAAGGCCGCGGTTGACATCCTGAGGAAGAACAAGGATTTACAGGAAGTAATCGTCAAGGTTGCTTATGCGATTGGCAAGGTTGATCCGGTTGTCAACGTACCTGGGTACAATTTCAGCCTGAAGAATATAATTAAATCTTTAGACCTTAAAAAACCCATTTACACTAAGACTGCCCAATGGGGCCATTTTGGAAATAATTTTAATTGGGACAAATAAAAAACTATGACAAAAAAAATCATAATTACCGGAGGGGAAGGATTTGTTGGAAGCCACGCTGTTGAACATTTTTTAAAAAATACCGACTGGGATATTGTTGTTTTGGACAAATTGAATTATGCGTCAAGCGGACTGGACAGGTTGCGCGATATGGAATGCTTTGAAGCGAATCGGAATCGAGTGAAAATATTTACGCCAGAATTGCAGGAACCAATAACCGTTGGACTGGCCGCCGAGATTGGAGCGGTTGATTATATTATTAACTTTGCCAGCGAGAGCCACGTTGACCGGAGCATTGCCGATCCGGTGAATTTTATTAAAAACAACGTCAATCTTATGTTGACGATGTTGGAATACGCAAGGATTGTTAATCCGAAAAAGTTTATTCAATTTTCAACTGATGAGGTATATTCGGAAGCTCCTATTGGAATAAATTATAAAGAGGGTGAGAGGCATAACCCAGGTAATCCTTATTCGGCAAGTAAGTCGGCGCAGGAAATGATTTGTCGTGCTTATTCGAACACTTATGGGTTGCCGATAAATATAACAAATAGTTCAAATATTATCGGCGAGAGGCAACATTCGGAAAAGTTTTTGCCGTTATGCATTAAAAAGACACTTAATGGGGAAATTCTCAAAATACATTCTAATCCCGACCAAACTAAAGCCGGATCAAGATTTTATCTACACGCTAGAAATATCGCTCAAGCGTTACAGTTTATTATAGAAAAAACTGACGAAAAGATTGATAAGTTGGACGCTTCTAAGGGTTGTTGGAACATAATATCTAATGACGAAATAGATAATTTGACTATGGCGCAAAAGATAGCAAAAATTATCGGGAAAGAATTAAAATACGAGCTTATAAATTTTCACAGCAGTAGGCCTGGCCACGAAACTCGTTACGGCCTCGATGGCGATAAATTAAAAAAAGCAGGATTTAATTATCCTGTTAATTTTGAGGAGAGTTTAAAGAAGACAGTTGAATGGACTTTAAAGCCCGAGAATAAAAAATGGTTGCAATAAATCTAAAAAATGGAACAATTTTAGTTGACGATGAATTATTGCCAGAAATAAATCAATTTCGTTGGTATATAAATAATGTTGGCTACGCTTGCAATGACTCTAAACCAAGAAAATTGATGCATAGGTTAGTAATGGATTATCCGAATGAAAATGTTGACCATATAAATGGCAATAAATTAGATAATCGCAGGTGTAATTTAAGAATTTGCAATCAATCTGGAAATACAGCCAATGGCAAGTTAAGAGCAACAAATAAATCAGGTTATCGTGGTGTTAGTTGGAATAAAAAATATAAAAAGTGGGAAAGTTGTTTGACGAAAAATTATAAACATTTATTTTTGGGATATTTCAAAAATAAAATAGAAGCCGCGAGAGCATATAATGAAAAAGCAAAAATAGAATTTGGAAGTTTTGCGAGATTAAATAAAATATGAAAAACATCGCCGTAATCTGTGGCACGATCCGCCCGGAAACAATAGATAATTTTAAGAAAGAATGGCAACCGTTTTTCGACAAACATAATGTGGAGTTTATTTTGGTGATGGATGGAGATGACCAGTATATCGAACACGATGGCAAGAGGATAAATATTAAAAGCGATTTGGTTTCCAAATTTAGTGCGGGGTGCAAGCAATTGGGATTTTTATATATTTTGCAGAGTTTGCCGAATGTGGAGTACGTCATTTGCCTTGATGATGATGTGTCGCCGATTGGCGATCCGATACAAGACCACATTGACGCGCTCGATAGGCGAGTGCCGATTAGCTGGTTATCTACGGCGAGCGATTATATGCGTGGATTTCCTTACGGAGTACGCACGGAATCCCCGGTAATGTTAAGCCACGGCGTGTGGGAGGGCGTGTACGATTGGGACGCGCCCAGCCAGTTGCTTAAAAGCGAGAAGGTGGTTGAGTTTTACAAAGGAGTAATACCCAAGGGAATATATTTCCCCTGTTGCGGAATGAATCTTGCTTTCAGGCGTGAGGCGTTACCGTATATCTATTTCGCGCCGGTAGGTAATTTAAAAGGCGGGGAAAGGTTTGATGATATTTTTATGGGAATAATGATGGTTGAGGAATTTGCGAAACAAGGATGGGGAATAGTGAGCGGGTATGCCAAAGTGTTTCACCAGCGGGCAAGCAATGTGTTCAATTCGCTGGAAAAAGAAGCGACAGGAATCAAACACTTGGAAGGTTTTTGGAAGGATACGCAAAATTACAAAGAACATCCGTGGTTTGACGAGTATCGGAATAAATTTAATCAGTGGAAACAATTATGTACCAAAATTATAAAGTAATAATTTGCACACCAGCGGGGCGCGCTAAATATCTATCCATTTTTAAGAACCATATTTATCGAAAAATGGCCGAGGGTTTGGTTGACGAATGGCAACTTTGGCTTAACACGAAAAATCCTTCCGATATTGCCTATCTTGAAAGTATGGCCGCGGAAAATCCTAAAGTGAAGATTTATAAGATTGATACCCCGATAATGACCCCGACCTATGATTATTATTATGATTCACAAGATTACAATCCTACCAAGACTTATAAGTTTATGAAATTTGCTCGCGAAGATGACGCAATTTATATCAGGTTTGATGATGATATTGTTTGGGCCGAAGATTGCGCCATCCAAAGGATAGTACAGGCAAGGATAGATAATCCGATGGCTTTTACGATTTACCCGAATATAATCAACAGCACGATTTGCACTTTGTGGCACCAAGAAAACGGATCGTTAGGAGAGGAAGCCGGCAAAGTTAAAAGAGAAAGAGCGGACGATCCCGACTATGCGTATATTGACGAATTTAATTATAGCGACAGCGGATTGATCGATTTGATTCACAAAACTTTTAAAAAAAGATACGAAGAGAAAAGTTTGTCCGCTTATTATTTGCCGAGTAGATATTTTACGGATTATAAGCATTTTTCGATCTGTAGTCTTTGTTGGTGGGGTAAAGATAAAATAGAGTGCGACCATATCGAGGAACCATCTATGGGTTGGAAATTACCAATGCAATTCGGCAGGCCTGTGTGGTTTTGCGGTAATGCCTTATTGGTACACGCGAGTTATCACACACAAAGGGATTTTTTGGAAAAAGAGAGAAAACCTTATTATCTCGATTTTTATCGGGAAATTTCAAAATAATATGTCATTCCAATATACGCCAGAATTAAAAGAGTGTGTTGAGGCGCACGAACAAGCGGTTGTAATTTCGGACGAATACAAAATCAAAGAGCTTTTCCGCACGGACAAAGATATTGAATACATTGTGGACTGCGGAGCGAACATTGGCGCGGCGTCTTTTAAATTCCAAACATTCTATCCTAACGCCAAGATTTTGGTATGCGAACCGGAGCCGGAGTGCATGAAGCTGGCCAAACTGAACACCGGTAATAAGCTGATCTATGTTGAGAAGGCGGTTATCGGCGATGACCGTAAAGAGGTGCAATTCAACGTCTGCAAATGGGCGGGCAACGGCCATGTGGACGGACATTTCAGATGGGATTTGTTCGCGCCGATGGGAAGTAAGAAGGTTGCCGAGATCACTGTTCCGGCTTGCACGTTAAAAGACTTGATGGAGGAATACGGCTTCCCCAGAATCGATCTGCTAAAAGTCGATACCGAAGGAATGGAGAGCGAGATTTTTAAGGCGGTTGATTTGAGAAAAGTGAAACACATCCGGGGAGAATGGCACGGAGATGTTGAGAAAAGCTTGATCCGGGAAATACTAAGCGATACCCACGACGTTCTGCTCGAGAGCGATTTTGATACCCACGGCGGGATATTCGCGGAATTAAAACCGGATTTGGACAAACCAAAACCATTGAAAGAGAATGTTAGGCGCGGAATCGTAATTACCACATCACGCTATACCAGAGAGTTTTTGCCGGATTTGCTGGAGAGTCTAAAAGGCGTTAAATATCCTATTCTGGTGGTGAGCAATGGCGGGTATAGGCCGAAGCTTGAAATCGAAAACTTAATCATAAACGACGAGAACCTCTGGGAGATGGGCGGAATACAGCGAGGCAAGGAAAACTTTGACGAGTTTGTCCACATAATGGATAGCACGGTAATCAAAGATATCTCGATGTTCGACAAGCTGTTTGCGATTGACGGCAATGTTGTTTTGACTAGAGGGAACTTTCACTACATGGGAAAATTTGAAACTGCTAAGCTTCCGAATCTTCCGATTATCGATAGCAAGGACACAGCGATCAAATTGGAAGCCCACTGGTTGAAGTATTACAGGGAATTTAATCCCGACTTGCCCGTTCAAAGCGATGTAATGGAAACCGTCCACGGCCAGCGGAGGATGAGGCTTGAGAATGACTACATGATTAAGTGGAAAGGTACTTGGATGAGAGAAGAAAAAAAAGAACCATTTTAAAAATATGGAGGAAAAAAAAACTGGCAAACAGCTTTTAAACAGTTCGGAGGAAGAGAGGAGAAAAAAAGCAGAGTGGCTTGCCCCTTGGCAATTTAAGCCTGGTCAATCGGGAAATCCAAGCGGAAGACCGGCGGGGAAATCGTTAAAGGAATATGCGAAAGAAATGCTTTTAACAATGAACGAAAAAGAAAGACAACAATTTTTGAAAGGTTTATCCAAAGAAACGATTTGGAAGATGGCTGAGGGGAATCCGCAGACCGATGTTACCAGCGGCGGTGAAAAAATAATACCTATTCCAATCATCAATGTTATACCAGCGAACAACAGCGACAAACAAGATAATGGGGATGTCCAAGCGGTTGAGAATAGTCCAGGGGGGAACATCGGCAAGCAAGACGATCTCAATCCTGATTTACCTGATAGCGTTGTGCCAGACGGACAAAAGCCCGACGCTGACCAGCATAGTGTCGGAGAGCTTCCCGCACCTGCGGAGGGGAGCGGAGAGGGACTTTCTTCAAATAATGAAGGAGCACCGATACTTCCGCGACAAGAACTGGGACAGAACTAACCACATCTATTCTTTTGAAACAGGAAGCAAGATTGAGTTTTTTTCGGTTGACCAATCCGAAAAAGTAAGAGGCGCGCGGCGCGACAGATTATTCATAAACGAGGTCAACAATGTTCTGTTTTCCGCTTTTGAAGAATTGGAAGTCAGGACAAAAGATTTTATTTTTCTTGACTACAATCCGACCAACGAGTTTTGGCTGTTCACCGATGTTATGCCGAAGCGTGATGACTGGGAGCAGATTATCTTGACCTACAAGGACAATGAGGCGTTAAGCCAGCAGATCGTTGCCAGCATTGAACAGCGCAAAAACAGAAAAGATTGGTGGCAGGTTTACGGACTTGGGCAACTTGGGGTTATCGAAGGCAGGATATACCGTGATTGGGCCATAATTGACGATATACCGCATGAAGCGAGGTTGGAGCGGTATGGAATGGACTTTGGCTATTCCAACGATCCTACGGCGATTGTGGCGATTTATTACTACAATGGGGGGTATATCCTTGACGAGATAACCTTTCAGAAAGGATTAAGCAACAAACAAATTGCCGATATTATCAAGAATCACGATACCGCTTTGGTGATTGCCGACAGCGCGGAGCCGAAAAGCATCGACGAGATCGCCAGCTACGGGATAAGCATTGTCGGAGCAGAAAAAGGAAGCGATAGCGTGAATAATGGCATTGCTTTGGTTCAAGCGCAGCGGATCTCAATGACCAAGCGGAGCATTGATATTATTAAGGAGTTTCGTA